GGGGCGCCCTCACGGTTTCAACTCCGCATTTTCGCAATTTTGATTTTCGACGCATCGCCCGGACACCCCGGCAGTGGGCCCGGCGCCGGGCGGCGTCACGACGAGCAAGTTGCGTCTATAACACGCGCTTGCTCCAGAACCCGCCGAAGTGAAGCCCTCCAATGGCGTGAATAGCGGCGCCGGTCGATCGATCAGTCATCCCGCGAAAGCGCCATGAGGTCGGCGCCCGGCTCAAGGCAACCATGCAGGCGCTGGTGGGCGATGTCAGTTGACGGGATGATCAGCCGGCCAGCCGTTGCAGTGAGCGATCTCGTACACGACTACGCGAATTATGGGCGATGGCAACAGATCGCTCGACACAAACGTTGCAGCGCAGAAGCAATCAGCAGTCCGAAGACGAGTTGCGCGCGCATGACTGACAGGTGCTTTCAATCAATCGGATGATGACCAGGCCAACCCCGACAATGCGCGACTTCGTGCCGGATCAGGACTTCAAGCACGTCGGCCGGCAGATCCTTGTTGTAGATGACTTGGCAGTAGCCGCCGCTAAGGAGGGCGCAGCCCCACCGTTCATGTTCGCCAAGTAGCCCAGAGCAGGTTTTGGCCATGTGATCGGGCTCAAGCGCGTTGTACTCGATATAGCCATCAAATGGCTTGTTCACCCACTCGTCGGGCGGATCGGTCAGCGTCCATTTGGTGCCGTCCGGAAAGGTGACGTCGCCGCAATGGCCGACGACATCGTCAAAGCGATCAAGGCCGCAAGCAAAGCGCGCATGAACCAAATGTAGTCGCAACCCCCAGGAAAGACCAGCTATGACAGATGTCACCTTCTCGCTTGGCACAAAGCGTCCCTACCGTCCTGAGCAAGAGCTTTTCGATCGCTTGAATGCTGCGGTCGAGTCAGTCGATGCCGGCATCGACATTTTCATCTATTCGGGCAGGCAGGACCCGGAGAGGCAGTCCGGCAGTCCGCGCCACAGCACAGGGCGCACGGCCGATTTTTACCTGGAGCGAGATGGTGAGAGGCTCCAGACGGGCGACCCTGTTCATCGCACAATATGGGCGAGGCTCCCGCTCTACGGCCTGAATGAGATCGGCGTCGGTATGGCCAATGGTGGCATCCATGCGGGATACGGCTCAGACGATCCAAGCATCAAAACCGGCAAGCGGCGCCCACCCCTTGCGTGGGCCTATCCCGGCAGCGGAACTGTTGCCATGCTGAACGAAAGGTACCCGGATTATGTGAAGGCCCTGCAGGAAACCCTCGGCGTCCCTGTCGACGGGGTCTTCGGCGGCGATACCCGCACTGCCCTGGCGGCCATCGACGATGCCAAACCGCCCCAAGGGGCTACCGCTTTCGCGGCGGACGAAGTGGGCGCCGGCGACGTATTAAACGACTACGGCACGGGGATACCCCGGCCGCTAACACTCGACGAGGTTCGCCCGAGCCCAAACCCTCTCGGCGAGGAGGTCCGTGCGCTAATTGCCGAGCTTGGGTTTGAGGGCGACGACGCGCTCAAAGACTTCCAACGCGCCAACAATCTCAAGGCCAATGGGGTTATCGGGGCGGACACAATAGATGCGGCGAACGCGCCGAACGTGGTGCGTGCCAATGGACGTCGGCAGCGGGCGAACCTGTTCGGGCGCGAGCCGCATGTAGTGCCGGCCCCATTGAGCGGCACCGGGCAGCCGACCGGGCCCGGGATACGGCCTCGCTCGTTTGATCCCAATGCGCCGATCCCGCGGCCGCGCCCCGATCTGTCTGGCGAGTCCGGCCGGTCTGGGGCGCTGGCGGCGCCGAAGACGATCGCCGGTGGCGGCGAGCCGTCGGGCCGGTCGGTCGCGGACGAGATCGAGGAGATTCGGCGGAAGATGCGGCAGGAGCGGGGGGGCTATTTCGCCGACGAGGCGCTGCGGGCGCGCTACCGCGAGCTGATCGCACGTCAGCAGCAGAATCGCGCGTGATGAAGATTGTGCTTGACACCGCAACGTGGACGTCACTTTTTGTCCCCTGTTTCATATAAGGCGAAGTGCGGGCGGGACTGGGCAAACGACTCACCCCATCCCGAATTGGCCACGTTATGCGGGCCAATTTCGGCCTCCCTTCATCAAGGAGGGAAGTTCAACTTTTGTATTTTGCAATTTTGATTTTCGACGCATCGCCCGGACACCCCGGCAGTAGGCCCGGCGCCGGGCGGCGTCACGACGGGCAAGTTGCGTCTATAACACGCGCTTGCTTCCAACCCGCCGAAGCGAAGCCCTCCGTGGGGGTGAGTAGCGGCGCCGGTCGAGAGACCGGTCATCCCGCGAAAGCGCCGTCAGGAGACACCCAGACCTTTGGCAGCAATCCAACCGCAACCCATGGAGTGCTGTCATGGCTGATTCAGCCGCACAAACACAGTATCGCGACGAACTCGTCGCCGCCTTCGAGGAAGGCATGTCCTGGCTCCGTCAGACGACGGTGACCGAGGCTGTCATCAAAGGCAGCGTCGCCACCTTCCTGGTGGCCGGTTCCGGCGGCGCCACTGCCGTCACCCGCGGTCTCAACGGAATGATCCCGGCGCGGGCCGACGACAACACGCAGCTCACCGCGACACTGACGGAATGGCACGACCTGGTCCGCAAGACCCGGTTCAACATCTTCCAGTCGCAGGGCGACCAGCGCCGGCTCATGCAGGAAACGACCCGCAAGGTGCTCAACCGCCGGATCGACGCCGACATCATCGCCGAGCTCGACACGGCAACCAACAACACCGGTGCGGCGGCAACCGCTTCGCTCGCCCTGGTCATGAAGGCCCTGACCAAGCTCGGCAACGCCGAAGTGCCGGTCGAGGAAGAGGACAAGATGTGGGCGGTGGTGACGCCGGCGTTCATGGCCTACCTCGAAGAGCTGCCGGAGTTCTCCTCGGTCGACTATGTCGAGGTGAAGCCGATGGCCGGGCCGATGCGCCGCGTGCGCCGGTGGAAGGGCGTGAACTGGATCAAACATCCAAACCTGACCGGCGTCGGGACCAATTCGGAGAAGTGCTACCTCTACCATCAGGATGCTGTCGGCAGCGCCTTCGACTCCGGCGACGGCCTCAACACCGCCATCGGCTACAACGACGAGCAGGACTATTCCTACGCCCGTGCCTCGTCGTTCACCGGCGCCAAGCTCCTGCAGCAGTCCGGCATCATCCAGATGGTGCATGACGGCTCGGCTTACGCATAAGGAGACAGACATGGCCTATGTACCGGAAAACCTCCGTCTCGCCTTCGCGCCGATCGGCGATCCCGTGCCGCGCGTCTTCGTCTACACCACGGCGGCCGACGCCGACGCCACCATTGTCGGATCGGGCTATTTCTCCGACGGTGTGACCAAGGGCATGCGGGTCGGCGATGTCGTCGACGTCGTCGCCACCACCGGCCCGAAATACAAGCGCTACCAGGTGGCGAGCGTCTCTGGCGACGCGGCGACCGTCGCCGCGCCGACCGCCATCACCTGACCAAGCGGGCGATTTCGACAAGGAGCGGGCGGTTTTCACCGCCCGTTTTTGTTTTCAAGACTAACAAGCGGGATGACGCGCTATGGCAACGCAACTCGGTCTCTATAATGCGGCCCTCCTCGAGATCGGCGATCGCGGCCTTGCCTCGCTCGCCGAGGGCGTAGAGGCTCGCCGGGTACTCGATCTCTGCTACGCCGATACAGTGGCGGGCTGCCTCGAGGCGGGGGCTTGGAATTTCGCGACGCGGACGATCAAGGCGGACGCTGACCCGGACATCACACCGGCGTTCGGTTCCGCCCACGTCTTCGCCAAGCCGAGCGATTGGGTGCGGACTTGCGCGCTTTCGCTCGACGAGACATTCGCGGTGCCGCTGACGCGTTATGTCGACGATGTCAACTACTGGTCGGCAGACACGACGCCGATCTACGTGCGCTTCGTTTCCAACGATCCTTCCTGGGGGCTCCACCTGACGCTGTGGCCGCGCAGCTTCATTCGCTACGTCGAGCTGGAGCTTGCCTGGCGGATCTCGGAACGGCTGACCCAGAACGCATCAAAAAGGGAACTGATCGGCCGGGATCGCGACCGGGCGAAGCGCAACGCGCTCAACAAAGATGCGCTCAACGAGGCTCAGCCCAAATTCGCCCCGGTGTCGTCCTGGACACTGGCGCGGGGCGGTGCGGTGTCGCGCGAGCGCGGCAACCGCAGCAGCCTGATCGGTTAGTCTGATGCCGCGCACCAACGCCGATCTCCTCGCCTTCAATCGCGGGCTGGTGAGCCCGCTGGCTCTCGCCCGTGTCGACGTCGAGCGCACTCGACTGTCCGCCGCGGTGATGACCAACTGGGTGCCGAAGACCCAGGGCGCCATGCGCATCAAACCGGGCACCAAGTATCTCGGTTCATCCGACGGCGACGGCCCAGCGGCATGGATCGAGTTTGTCGCCGCGACCAGCGACACGGCGCTGATCGAGATCACCGACGACAAGCTCAGGGTATGGGTCGACGACGCGCCGATCACCCGGCCCGATGTCTCGACGTCGATCGCGAACGGCGCCTTCGCGTCGTCCTCGGGATGGAGCGACGCGTCATCGGGCGGCGGTGATCTTGACTTTGGCGCATCCGGCCTGGTTCTCGACGCGGTCAATGTCGGTGGCCTCGCCAAATGCACGCGCGAGATCATGGTTTTCGGCGGCGACCAGAATGTCGAGCACGCGCTCGCCATCAACGTCACGCGCGGCCCGGTGACATTCCGCTGCGGGTCGTCGGCGGGCGCCGACGACTATGTCTCGGAAGCGATCCTCGGCACCGGCCGGCACAGCCTTGCCTTCACTCCAAGCGGAAATTTCCATCTGACGTTTCAGTCGAGCCGCGACATCGACAAGATTGTTGCCTCGATCGCCGTCGAGGCGGCGGGTATCATGGAACTGACCGCGCCATGGACCACAAGCGATCTCGACAACATCCGTTTCGATCAGTCGGCGGACGTGGCGTTCGTCGACTGTGCCGGCGTCCGGCAACGGAAAATCGAGCGGCGCGGCAGCGGCCGGTCATGGTCGGTTGTCGACTTCGCACCCGACAACGGGCCGTTCCTGCCGACCCGTTCGGCCGACGTGCGGCTGAAGGCGGGGGCGACGTTCGGCAATACGACGCTCACTTCCGACCAGCAGTTCTTTTCTGAAAACCATATAGGCGCGCTGTTCCGCCTGTTCCACGACGGCCAGAGCGGCGTCTACCGGCTCGGGCGCGAGGACGTCGTTACCGATGCGATCGAGATGACCGGTGTCGGCGACGGCTCCGACACGGCAGAGCGTCGGATCAAGATCGCGACGTCGGGCACCTGGTCGGCGACGATCGCCGTGCAACGCTCCTTTGACGGGCC